GTCAAAGTTGCAGTAGATACACTGACAAGTTTACCATCTCTGAGGACTTTACCTGCTGCGACTTGAAAATGAGTCCTGCTGTTTGTAGTTCCCTGCGTCAACCCAAACCCGCTTATTCCTCTATTCTCACCAGTAGCGGCATGTAAAGCCTTGATGATTCCTGAATGTATGTTGTCTGTATTATCCGTTAATTGTGTACTCGATGGGTTGCTTGCTAAAGTCGAGATAATACCCGGATTTGATGTCATTAGTTATCCACCTCTACTCTTATTGTAAATGAAACAGTGTCACCGCTGGCAACAACACCAGTATTCGTGAAGGTGACTCGGCTCAATAACGTACCGTTTCCATTTGTTGTTCCATTGGCAAATATGCCTAATTCTGACACTCCTGATGAGGGTATCTGCGCTCCTGTAAAATCAACATTGTAGATTAGTGTAGACCCAACAACAGTAGGTGTTTGTCCTGTTTTCTGAAAGGTGAAGTTATTCAATCCAGTTTGGGATGCAGAAGTAGAATCAGCCCCATCACCTATGGCTATAACCTGATAATTAGTCGCTATCAAACTCGCTATTGCTGCTGCTCCCTCATTTACTACTGTCATCTTCAATCCTCACTTGTGTAATACCCTATTACTTGGTTTGCTGTCGTTTCAAATCCTACTGTTTCTCCAAAACCTACGAGGTCATCAAAGCCCATGTTTGAAGTCTCACCTGTACCAGTGATTGTATACTGAACGAGGGTAGTCTTTAACGATATAGAATCTAACAATAATTTTCCTGTTGCTACTTCCTCAGAGTTTCTAGTGAACAATGTGGAACTACTAGACCTCTGTTGAGAGCCAATCTCACTTAACCTCTCTGCGATTGTCTTATCAAAAGTACCTACGGTCATGCTTAGTGTACTAGCAAGGACATTCTCTATCTCAAAGATGATATAATCTGCTGCTGGAATGTCATATTGTGGGAAATCTAAGTAGACTACATCACCCGCCTCTAAGGTCTCCAACCCTGTCTTTTCAACATTCAATGTTATTTTCCTTGAATCTGTATTATGTAGACTCAACAACTCTGCTGCCTTAACCAATACTCCTGATATGTTTCTAATAGAAGGGTCAACGAAAGTGATGTGTGTTCCTTCCTCATCAGTAGCGAGAGTTGTCTGTATTCTATCACCTACAACTGTGACTTTATTGGCCTTTGCAAACAGTGAACTGTTTTTCTTTACTGAGAAAATTGTATGAGTCTTATAGGAAATTCGCTGTTTTCTCAAAAGAGCAGCAGAATTTAAGTCACGAAATACCACTTTTTTATCCTTAACTTTGAAATCCAATCCTTTCTTTCCTGCCATTTCATTGAGAGTTTCATAGGCGGGCTTGTTGTTGAAATTATTGGTTGCAATGAAAGTCTTTCGATTTCGTTTAATTATCTCATCATTGAGAACAGGGGTGAACCATAAATCCACATCTCCATCTGTGTGAACATCGGTCACGGTGATGTCACTTCCCGACACCCCATTAGTAGCAACAACCCCAATCGGATATCCCTCATGTGTGTAGATTAAATCTCCATCTTCTAGATTCTCAACTGTTGCCTTGCAGGTAATCACATTGTTGCTTACTGATGACACTATGTTTCCGGTGAACTCCGATTGAGTCTGAATCAAATCTGAAGTCAATCCTGAATCTCTGATTATCTTGTCCATATGTGTCTCAATTTCCTCTCCGATAACCATGCTCGTTCCAACATGACAGGCTGTTATGTTTTGCAAATCAGGTTTCCTTCTGAGTTGTAGATTGATAATCTCCCCAAACGAAACTACTCCATCTCCATTCAACACTCCATCATATGTTAATTTGAAGTGTCCTCTACGGATTCCATTATTTCTATCGTTAACTTGATAGTCAACAGTCATTGCTTTCACATCTGTCCTTTTACCATCAGTGACCATGACCTCAAAGGTATCTCCATTTGTGTACGGCAACATACCATATGAGACAGTGAATATTCTACCAAAGGCTGAGTGTGCAGTGGAAGCAGGAGCAGTGTCTAAATTCAACAACACATATGCACTGTATACTCCCTCACTACTGTAATAATTATCAGTGCCTGATTCTCGACCTAGTTTTCCAGTCTTGAAACTACTTGGTTTCTCTGTGTAGTCCAACCCTGTGTCAAAGAGTTGATTGAAAACTATCTCATTCGGTGTGTCTCTAAATGTCGTTTCAGCAAGTCTCATTAGTCGGAAATATGGTTTTATATTAGCGGTAATTGCTCTGTCTAGAACAAGAGTGTGTATCTTAGAAGTATCAGAAACAATATCTGTTGTGTGAGTATGGCTGACTATCTTTGCCATGAACTGTATATTCAGTGAATCAGTTGTCTGACTCAGAGTATCAAAGTTAGCACCAGTTACATCGTTATTTCCTAAAGTGATGTCTCCTGAGTCCTCTACTCCTCTCTGTGAGACAAGATAGTACCCTTCTAGGTTTGGAACAAACTCCAACCAACTGTGTTCTGAGTCAGTGTCATCCAAGTCTATTGTCACAGTCCTACTGCTAATGCTAACATTTTCATCACTAGTATTCAAGAATGGTTTCAACAGCATTCTAGCAGAATATACTCCTCCACTATTGGAAGATAGAGACCTATGATTCTGTACTCGATTAGAGGAACTGGTATCCAATTCACTTCCCTTCAATGTATCTAGGAAGTATGATGTTCCACCAAGACTTTCAGTGTTAGGGTCTCCTGATTGTGCGTGTCCTGCACTCACACTTTTTCTTAATGCATGAGTCCCTGTTACTGCTTTGAATGACCCACTTGTGTCTTCGTAGACCATTGTGTTTGTGCTATGCTGGTCGAAGTTAGCAGGAGTAGTAAACGCACCAGTCGCATAGTCTTCATAGTCAGTTCTTACTTCTCTAGTCCCAACAATAGTGCTGGTCTGAAACATGTCATCAGGAACATCAGGGCCACTACTTGATATCTTCTTGATGTCCCTGAATACTGCAATACAATTCTCATATGGGTGAATGTCATCACTAAATCCATACTTATCCCCAGTTGTTATTGTAGAACTTCCTTTGTAATTTTGAAGTAGAGCAGCCAAGACTCTTGAGAAGTGGTTGTATGGTGGATTAGCATAGTTGCTGTGTGACCATTGACGGCTATCATGGTATGGGGATTTAGTAGCATGTTGAAGTTCAGCAGCATCAGAAGTGTCTCTCTCTGCTGAGAATATGAATGGCAACAATACTGCGGGTGGGTCAAACTCATCAGGAGTTCCATCGTTGTTCTTTAACAAGGCATATCTAAATGGTAAGGAAGAGTCTGTTCCTTTGTAGTTCGGTCTCATCAATAGCACCCTACTCATATCCATCCTCTCAGAACTTTCTAAACTAACAATACTATCAAAGCCATCTTTGGTGATGTGAGGAGTCTGACCTGCTCTTGCATATTCAGGAATGATATATGCAGGAGTGGAAGAAGTTGTTGTAGTGACATGGTTCGTAGCAGTGACACTTCCACCTGAACTGATTGTTTGACTACTGTTTCCTGTTGTTGCTAATAACTCACCAGTATTAGCATTGAATATAGAACTGTATGCAGGTATTGCTAGAGTACCGCCATTAGTCCAAGTTAAGGAAAGCGTACTACTTGCAATTGAAAAAGTTAGATTGTCTTTACTACTTTCCCTTGATTTCATTTGTGGGTATTGTCCTATCAGTTCTTCATATTGACTTGTGTTTTCTAGACTATCTGCATCTACTGGATTAAAGTGCCAATCAAATGTAGCCTCTACTAATCTCGCAACACCAAATCTTTTCATCTGATTAGTTGTTTTGCTCGCTGATTTGATTGATGCTCTCTCAAAGTTATTATCGTTCTTATCTACCGATTTGGAAGTTCCATCATATGAAGAATGGGATATCTCAGTATCAGAGACTCCTCCTTCACTTTCAAGGAGACAAGATAGGTCATCAAAGTTTAGTGTTTGATTTCCTATGTTGTTGTATCGCAATTTTGAGTATGGGTATAAATCTCCTGTTGCAAACAACTCGTATGCTTGTGCTTTCCCATCAAAATTATTCCAATCGAGGATAGGCAGAAACTTATCCAAAGAACCAGCACTTCTAACTGTTTTACTAGGAGGTGTCAGTGTTGATACTCCTGTTGTTGCATTCAATGCACTACCAGTGGTGTTTACTAGAGTATAGTTGCTATCCAACATATTGCTTCCTAATAGGGGTTTAGATGACTGAGACAATGTTGTTGAACTTGGAGCATCACCATTAGCCTTGATTGGGTATGCAATAGCATATCCTCCAATCTTCTGTTGCTTTGAACTTCTATTGTATATACCACCAAGTTCCTTCATTATAGTTCCATCAGAAAACTTCTGCAAGTCCCAATATCGGAATGTCTCTCTTGGGGTATAGATATCATCTGCATTTATCAAGTTCAAGTTTGCAGAGGTGGTATATCCAGTATCGAATCTATGTAGGAAACCGCCATCATTGATTCCATTGTTGACTAGATAGAAGGAGTATCCTGACCGACTATCAGATGTATTGTTCTCGACTCGCCCCATCACAACAGGGCAAGTAGGTGCTATTCTCATTCTTGCTCCCCCATCATCCTTCTCTATAATGTCTAGAACAGCGAATCTCTCGGATGCGAATGTCATCATACTCAATGGCGTTACGCTAGTTCCTAATTCTCTAGACAACTGATAAGCAAAGATAGAGTCGTCTGATGAGACATCAGAACTCAGATTATTGATGCTGATTGGTTTTCGTATGTCATATCCCAATGTCCCATTTTCCAAGTAAGAACCATTGTTAGATGTTCCCTCTAGTTTTGTTCTTGTTAGGCTCGTATCAAATGAGAAACTGTCTTGGAGAACCACTCCCTTATCGCTTATTCCTCTAAAGTCAGTTGTAGATGTCAACGATGGGTTGCTTCCGAGTGCCTTTGTTCCTGATAAGTAAGTTACTTCTGTAAAGGGATTATAGTAGTAGATATCAGTGGTTGAACTTAGATTTGCTAGAGGTTTATGTGTCAATGTTATTGCTGTGGCAGTGGCGGATGCTGTGCCACCCTCTT